GAGACCACCTCGGTGACCATGCTGGGTCTGAAGGAAGTTGCTGCGCTGGCTGAGTATCTGTCGGCTGGTGGTCAAATTCTTGACGCGACGAGCGTGTCGGAAGACTAAACCTTGACGGAAATGTGGCGGCGGGGGTTTCTCGCCGCCACAAGGAGACAGCGATGACCGAGAAAGGTGAGGCAGTTACAAAAGACCAAGTTAACCACCCTGCCCATTACACCGCTGGCAGCGTTGAGTGCATCGACGCCATTGCCGCCGCGACGACAGGGTTAGAGGGTATGGAGGCGGTGTGTACTGCGAACGTGCTGAAGTATGTCTGGCGCTGGAAGATGAAGGGCGGGAAGACCGACCTAGAGAAAGCAAAGTGGTATCTCGACAGGCTCCTGTCCGAGGTCAGTAAAGAACCGAAGAAGTAAAAAAGGAAAGACATGGACACTATAAGAATCTCCGCAGGCGCAGAAAAATCCTCGCGGGATGAAGACCTCAAAGAGATGCAGGAGATGATGCTGAACAGTCACGCCAGCGTCCTGCTCTCGATCCGAGCCAAAGAATCCGACGACCACATCACGACCGAGGTCAACGGTATCGTGTTCCGCAACGGTGAGATGGAAGGCGGGGCCGACTACGACGAGACTATGCTCGCCGCCCTGTCCGCACTCACCTCCATGTGCCTCGAAACGGTCGGCCCACAAGAAACCCTGCAAGCCCTCACCGAGTGCATTGAGAAATATGGGAAGCAGTACTACCCCAACACCGCAGCCCCCGCACCGAGCACTGCCCACTGATAGTGGGTCAGGCTTTGTAATTTATGTTGACACAGTAAACAGAAAGGGTTGATATGACGGCGTCATTTCAGGTGTATCGGTTGTATTTCGGATCTGAGGATGAGTATCAGGCGGCGATGGCGAGGGCGTTGCAGCTTGAGGCGAAGGGGATGAAGCGTCGAGCGTGGCGAGTGCGGATGAACTTTGACGGGACGGTAGTGCAGAAGGTAGTAGCGCAGCCGGTCGTTGTGGAGGTGCAGGAGGAGGTACAGGCAGCGCCCGCGCCCGAGAAGGACTACCAGCAGGACTACGTGGGTAAGCGGAAGACCTACAGGATGGACGACCTTGTGAGACAGAGCGGTGTGTCCATGTCGGAGATTGCCCGACAGCTTGGAGTGCGGAAGCAGTCCGTCAGTCTGTGGAAGCAGGGAGGCTTCGCTAATTTAGAGAACTACCAGAAGCTAAAAGCGTTTGTGGAGGGTAGGAAGAAATGAACATTAACGACATGTGGGAGCGGCTGGCCGCTTACCAGCCGATTGCTGACGAGAGAGGCTACGGCCCAGCGTGGGCCGTGATGTGCGAGCAGCGGACTGAGGCGGCGGCGGAGGCGGCGGCGGAAATCCGCGCAAGGGGGCACGAATGAGCGGAAGAATAAAGCCCCAAGACATTTTTGTGGCGTTGGCACAGACTGGGCTTACTCAACATTTTGAATATCGGTCAGTTGTCGAGTACGACTCAAGCCGGCGGCTTGAACAGTTTGTTGAAATTATTGCTGCAAAGGCGGCGGCTGAAGAGCGGGAGGAGTGCGCGAAGGTGTGCGAGTCTGAAGGCCAACGCATCGATGCAGGTTGGTCAAGCTGCGCCGCCGCCATCAGAGCAAGGGGGAAGAAATGACAACTTTTAATTTGAGCAGCTACGGGCCACAAAAACCTAACCGCTGGCGAATTCAGCGGCTGGGCGGGAAAAGAAGCTCTAGGGGGGAGAAATGAAAGACTGGATCATGGCAGTCTGCCCGGAGATTGCAGAGTGGCAGGCAGAGGTCATTGCCGTGCAGGTTCGCATCAGTGTAGAGGCCGAACGCGAGGCGTGTGCGCGGGTGTGTCGAGATTTGGGCCGAAGGCACGGCGTTGCGTTTGCAGAATTTGATTGCGTCGAAGCAATCCGCGCAAGGGGGCAGGAATGATTTTAACAATAAAAGAAATGTGCGACAGCTTGAACGACATGCTGCTTGATGCGGTGAAAGACCTGCCGGAAGAAAACAAAGCCAGAGTTCTGACCGCGATACTGGATGGGTTAAACCGAGGAATGGGTGGCCCCGGCGTTAGCGGGCCAGAGGAGGATGAATGAAAATAATTACAATTGACTTTGAAACCTACTACGACCGCGAGTTTTCTTTGTCCAAGATAACCACAGAGGAATATATCCGCCATGAAATGTTTGAAACCATCGGGGTGGGGATTAAAATTAACGACGGACGATCTGAATGGTTTAGCGGAACGCATCACGAAACGCAGGACTACCTCAGTTCAATTGACTGGAGCGACGCTATCGCCGTGGCACACAACGCCGTCTTCGATGCAGGAATCTTATCGTGGCGGTTCGACATTCACCCCCTCGTCTGGTGCGACACGCTCAGTCTGGCGCGGGCGATAGATGGGCTGCACGTTTCGGCATCGTTGAAGGCGTGCGCCGAGCGTCATAATCTTGGCGCGAAAGGCACTGAGGTCGTCAACGCGCTGGGTAAACGCCGACAGGATTTTGACGCAGAGCAGTTGGCACGGTACGGGGAGTACTGCAAGAACGACTGCGACCTGACTTGGGATTTGTTGAAGATTTACCTGCCCTGCGTCAGTGCAACGGAGCTTAGAGTCATCGACCTGACCATCAAGATGTTCAGCGAGCCGGTGCTGGAACTCGACCTTCCGCTGCTTGAGCAGCATCTTGAAGAGGTGAGAGATCGCAAAGCCGAGTTGCTCGCAGCGTGTGAAGCCGACCCGGAAACCCTTAACTCTAACCCCAAGTTTGCAGAACTCCTGCGCTCGCTGGGCGTGGAGCCGCCGATGAAAATCAGCCCGACGACCGGGAAGGAAACCTACGCATTCGCCAAGAGCGACGAGGGACTGAAGGAGTTGTTGGAGCATGAGGACGAGCGGGTGCAGGCAGTGGTGGCAGCACGGCTGGGCACCAAGTCTACGCTGGAAGAGACGCGAACGGAGCGGTTCATCGGCATTGCCAAGCGAGGTTCCCTACCAGTTCCCCTGAGTTACTACGCCGCGCATACAGGCCGGTGGGGTGGAACGGATAAACTTAATCTACAGAACCTGCCGAGCCGTGGGAACAACACGCTGAAGAGCGCAATTTTGGCACCGCCGGGGCATGTGATCATCGACTGCGACTCCAGTCAGATCGAAGCGAGGGTGTTGGCGTGGCTGTCTGGGCAGGACGATTTGGTCGAGGCGTTCGCCAACAAGCAAGACGTTTACAAAATCATGGCGAGCAAAATTTATAATAAGGAAATACAGGAAATCACTAAAGAAGAACGCTTCATGGGTAAAACGGTAGTGCTTGGTTGCGGGTACGGGCTTGGCGCTGCGAAGTTCCAATCGTCCCTTAAATCCTCTGGCGTGACGTTGGAGTTGGAGGAGTGCAAGCACATCATCACCACTTACCGTGAAACATACTCCGCGATCCCGGCGCTGTGGAAGCAGGGCCAGCGGTGCCTTGAGGCGATGTTGGAGGGCAGAACAGCCCCCATCGGCGTGCGACCGGAGGCGTTGCATCTTGGGGCGGATGGCTTCGTGCTGCCGAGTGGGTACAAGCTGGGCTACGCCGACTTACAGAAGGACTCCGAGGGGCAGTTCAGCTACAAGGCTCGCAACGGACGCACCAAGATTTACGGTGGTAAGGTCATTGAGAACTGCATTGCCGGGGGCACCGAAGTTTTGACCGATAGAGGCTGGATTTTTATAGAAAACGTACAGAATTCTGACAGAATTCACGATGGTGTGGAGTTTGTGAATCACGGCGGAAGGATATTTAAATCTGTACAAACCTGTGTCAGTATAGATGGAGTGTGGATGACTCCTGACCATGAGGTACTTACAGATGATGGGTGGAAAGCTGCATCACAGAACCCGAGACCTTACCGGCCAGACCTTCGGCATATTGGTGGCTGTGAACCCCGAGCGCAGCGATGGGAAGAAGCGGAGTTGGCGCTTCCTGTGTCAGTGCGGGACGCAATGCGTCAAGGTCGGGACGGGGGTTTTGAAGGAAATAAAGCGCGGTGGGACGCCCAATTGCGGCTGTCTAACAAAGCAACTTATTTCCAAAGCCAACACCAAGCACGGTATGAGCAAGCATCCGGCATTCGCTGTTTGGAGAAGTATGTTAGATCGGTGCCGCCTTTCTTCTCACAGGGCGTGGAAAAACTACGGAGGGCGTGGGATTACGGTCTGTCCTCGGTGGCAAGAAGCATTCGAGAATTTTTGGGAGGACATGGGGGTTTCGTATGTTCGTGGTTTGGATTTAGACCGGATAGACAACAACGGCCCTTATTCGCCAACGAACTGTCGATGGGTTTCCCGTCGAACGAACACTATGAACAAGCGAAATACGCAAAGGATAGTAGACGTTCCGAAACTAAGCGAAGAAACGGGGATTCCCAGAACGACGCTCTATTACAGGCTCACGCACGGATGGCCGGAGGAAATGCTGACGCTCAAGCCGAATGCAGCCAACCGGTGTACGACATCTTAAATGCGGGGCCAAGACAGCGGTTTGTCGTTCGTGGAAACTCTGGGCCGTTCATTGTGCATAACTGCGTGCAGGCTATAGCGCGGTGTGTTATTGCCGAGCAGATGGTCAACATTTCGTACCACTACCGCCCGGTTATGACCGTGCATGACGCCATTGCCATCGTCGCCCCGGTGGCCGAAGCCGAGCGGGCGCAGGCATTTGTCGAG